GCATGACCTACAAATTTATTCAAACACCTGATGCGCCCGAGTGGCTGTGGTGGGCATACGGCGGCATGGTGGGCGGCTATGCGCTGATTAAGCGCGGCATTGCCGCCGTGCCACAGGTGGCAGAAATCAAAAAAGGACAAAGCGATGCTGCGGATGCTTTGGAGTAAATACCGTTTGCAGGCTGCCTGCGTGGGTTTTGCGCTGGCGTGCGCCTTATCCGCGTGGGCGGGCTATGCCGTGGCGCAAAGCGCGTGCCACGCGGCAACGTTGCTGCTGAAAAACCAATACGCCGACGAAAAACTGAAAGCCCAGCAAGCCTATGCCGCCGCGCTGGCTGATGCGCTGGCGAAACAGCAAGCGGCGGTGCAATGGGCGCAACAGCAAGGCGATCAGCTTGCCGCCACCCGCGCCCAATTAGAACAACGGCAATACGAACTGAACAAGGAAATCCCCCATGCCACGCATCAAGATAATCAAGGCACTACTGTTTACAACGGCATTGGCAACCACAGCCTGCAACTCTACAACCGCGCCTTTGGCTACGCCGCTGATTAGGCAGCCTGAAATCCCGCCTGTGTCTACCGAGCTGCTGGCAAATCACGAACGCCCCGAGCGTCCCGCCAGCGGTTCACCCCAACATTTGCTAGACCACGCGGTGCGCTATGGCGGCTACTGCCAAAAGCTGCAAGCGCAAGTTTCAGGCTGGCAGGCGTGGTATCGGCAGCAGCAAGGCAGCCTGAAATGAACACGCAGAATTTTTTAACCATGGAATGGGCGTTTGGCATCTTGACCAGCTTTCTGATTGCGCTGCTGTGGCATTTTATCCGCGTGTTGGATGAAAAATTTGAGGCGATTGAAGCCAAGCACGAGCGCGTGCAGGGCGAATTGAACAAGGTGAAGCTGGATTACGCCACCAAGGCGGAAGCCACGGCAAGCAGCAGCAATGTGATGAAATCGTTGGAGCGCTTGGAAGCTAAACTAGACAAATTGAACGACAAATTAGACCAAAAGGCAGACAAAGCATGACGCTGGAAAAAGACCCGATTTTAGCCGCGCTGGCGCGGATTGAAGCCAAGCAAGATTTGGCATTGGAACAGCAAAACCGCATGGAGCGCGAGATGGACGAGATTAGGCAAGACACGCGGCGCGTGGCGGCGATTACAGGCGGGGCGGCGGGCGGCTTGGTGTCCACCGGCATTTTGTTGATTAAAGCGAAGTTCGGGCTGTGATATGGCGCATCCGCAAGAAAAACGCGACGAGGTGCGCCGCCGCTATGTGTTTGAAAACTGCCCGCTGGAAATGGCGGCGGCTTTTGCCCAAGTGCCGGTTGCTACGGCGCGCAGCTGGAAATATGCCGCCAAGGAAACAGGCGATGATTGGGACAAGGTGCGCGCCGCGCATTTTATGGCGGGCGGCGGCTTGGAAGATGTGAACCGCCTGATTATGGCGGGCTTTTTGGTGCAATACCAAGCCACGTTTGAGCAGCTCAACGGTGGCGGTGCGGATATTGACCCGATTGCGCGGGTGCAGGCTTTGGGCAGCCTTGCCGATGCGTATAACAAGATGGTGGCAGCGAATAAGAAAATCCTGCCCGAAACCAGCGAGCTGGCAACGGCGATGCGCGTGCTCAACCTGTTGGCGGAGTTTACCGCGCAAAAATACCCCAACCACCTTGCTGCCATTGGCGAGCTATTGGAGCCTTTTGGCGCGTATATGCAGGATAAATTGGCATGAAGTTGAAAGAATTTACCCAGTCGCTCAAACAGCTGGCGGCGCAGTTGCAGCGCACGATTGAAGCCGAAGTGATGGGCTTTGCCAACGACCCTGCGGCGATTGCCGAGCGGCGGGCGCGTGTGTTTGACCCTGTGGGCGGTTTTGAATTTTTTGTGCAGACGTATTTTCCGCACTATGTGCGCAGTCCGCATAAATCGCAGCTGCATGAGTATTTGTTTTTCATACTGCCGCAAATGCTGGCATCGGAAAAAAGCGAGCAAGAAGCAATTGCCGCGCCGCGTGGCGAAGCGAAATCTACGCTGGTTACGCAGCTTTTTACGCTGTGGTGCATTGTTACCCATCGCAAACACTATATTTTGCTGGTGATGGACAGCATAGACCAAGCTTATCCGATGCTGGAAGCAATTAAGGCGGAGCTGGAATTTAACCCACGCTTGGCGATGGATTTTGCCGATGTGTGCGGGCAGGGGCGTGTATGGCAGGCGGGGACGGTGGTTACTGCCAACGACATCAAAGTGCAGGTGGCAGGCAGCGGCAAGAAACTGCGCGGCAGGCGCCACGGAGCGTTCCGCCCCGATTTGGTGGTGCTGGACGATATTGAGAACGATGAGCAGGTGCGCAACCCTGCCCAGCGCGACAAGCTGGAAATATGGCTGAAATCGGCGGTGCTGCATTTGGGCGGAGTGGGACAGAAGTTTGACGTGGTGTATATCGGCACGATTTTGCACTACGACAGCGTGCTCAACCGCACTTTGCACAATCCGATGTGGCACAGCATGAAATTTAAGGCGATGTTGGCGTTTCCCGAGCGCATGGATTTGTGGGACGAATGGGAAGCCATTTTGCGCAATAACGGCAATGCGGGCGCGGCGATGGCGCAGGCGTTTTATGAAGCCAATAAGGCGGAGATGGAGCGCGGGGCGCAAACAAGCTGGGCGGCGCGTGGGGTGTTGGATTTGATGAAAATCCGCGCCCGCGACGGGCATGAAGCGTTTGATAGCGAATTGCAAAACGACCCTGTGTCCAGCGAAAACGCGCCTTTTGCCAACGCGATGAAGTTTTGGACGGAGCTGCCGCCTGATTTGGTGTATTTCGGCGCACTGGACCCGAGCTTGGGCAAAGCAGGCGCAAGCCGCGACCCGAGCGCGATTTTGGTGGGCGGCTATCAGCGCAGCACGGGCAAGCTGTTTGTGGTGGCGGCGCAGATTAAAAAACGGCTGCCCGATTTGATTATTGAAGATGTGATACGGCTGCATCAGCAATACCGCTGCGCGTTGTGGTTTGTGGAGACGGTGCAGTTTCAAGAGTTTTTAAAAGACGAGCTGGTGAAACGCAGCGCGGCGCGGGGCTGCCCTGTGCCTGCGCGGGCGGTGAAGCCGATTGCGGATAAGCTGCTGCGGATTGAAACCTTGCAGCCGCACATGGCAAACGGCTTGATTTGGCTGCACGACACGCAAGCTACGCTGATTGAGCAGCTGCGCCATTTCCCCAAGGCGGCGCATGATGATGGACCGGATGCGCTGCAAATGCTTTGGGCGGGCGCAACCAGCAACGCTGCGCCGATTGAATGGCACAGCACGGCAGATGATGATTTTGATGATAGGGAATGGAAAAGCAAATGGGCGCGTTAAGGCAGCCTGAAAAAGCATTTACCCTTGGTGTTTAACCCCCCTTTTAAACACGGCATAAAACATGGCAAAAAAAGCGAAATTTAACCCCAAAACCCCCGCGCAAAAGCCCACCCCAGAAGCTCAGCGGCAAACGCAAGAGGCGCGGATTACCGCCAACGGGCGGGTGATTGCGGAGCATCCTTCCACCTTTATCACGCCTGCCAAACTGCGCGCGCTGTTTGAGGATGCCGAGGGCAACGACATTCAGGCGCAGCATGAGCTGTTTGCCGATATGGAAGAGCGCGACAGTGCGATTGCCGCTGCGCTTGCCACGCGCAAGATGGCAGTGCTGGGGCTGGACTGGCGTGTTACCGAGCCTCGCGGGGCGAACCCTGCCGAGCAGCAGCTTGCCGAGGCGGCGCAAAGCTATTTTGACAACCTTGCCCATTTGGATGATTTGCTGATGGATTTGATGGATGCGGTGGGGCATGGCTTTGCCGCGCTGGAAATTGCATGGCAGCTGCAAGGCAGCCTGAATTGTCCCGCGCGGTTTACTCCCACCCCGCAAAGCTGGTTTCGCTGGGACGACCACGACAACTTGCTGCTCAAAACCCCCGACCATCCAACAGGCGAGCCGTTGTGGGCGATGGGCTGGGTGGTGCATCGGCATAAAAACCGCAGCGTGCAGGCGGCGCGGGGCGGGCTGTTTCGCACGCTGGCTTGGTTGTATATGTTTAAGCACTATTCGGCGCACGATTTTGCCGAGTTTTTGGAGCTTTACGGCATGCCGATTCGCATCGGCAAATATGGCGCGGGCGCGACCGAAAAGGAAAAACAAACCCTGCTGCGCGCCGTTGCCGAAATCGGGCACAACGCGGCGGGCATTATGCCCGAGGGCATGATGATTGAGCTGCACCAAGCGGCATCGGGCACAACGGCGGGCAATAACCCGTTTATGACCATGATTGAATGGTGCGAAAAATCCGCCACGCGGCTGATTTTGGGGCAAACCCTAACCAGCGGGGCGGACGGGCGCGCCAGTACCAACGCGCTGGGGCAGATTCACAACGAAGTGCGCCATGATTTGCTGGTGGCCGATGCGCGGCGTTTGGCGCAAACGATTAACCGGCAGATTTTAGAACCCTTTTTGCGGGTGAATTTTGCCATCGACGAAGATACCCGCCTGCCGCAGTTTGAATTTGACACGCGCGAAGCGGCGGATTTGGCGGCGATTGCCGAGGCGTTGCCGAAATTGGTGGATGTGGGCGTGCAAATCCCCGAGCGCTGGGCGCGGGACAAGCTGGCGATTCCTGATGCACTGGACGGCGAGATGCTGCTGGGGCGGGCATCAGATGACAAAAAAGGCGCGAAAGACGCGCCAAAGCAGCCTGAAAACAACAAACCGCCTGCTGCATTGAACTACCGCCATGTTGCCCTGAATGCGCAAGGGCAAGTTGCCCCTGCTTGGGATGTGGCGTTTGAAAACGGCGTGGAAGATTATTTGCGCGAGGCGAAGTTTGCTGCCCAGCTTGAGCCGATGTTGCAAGATTTGGGGCGCGCACTGGCAGAGGGCGAGGATTATGAGGAAGTGGAAACTCGCTTAATCGCTGCCTATCCCACGCTGGACACACGCCGCTTGCAGGAGGCTTTAACGCGGGTGCTGTTTGTGGCGGATTTGTGGGGGCGCGCGCAGCCGTAATCTTTTACTCCTAGGCAGCCTGAAACCCTTTTTTGAATGAAACACAACCATGCAACCCAATCTTTCCCTAGCCCTAAACCTGCCGCCCGAGGGCGCATTGCGCTATTTTGATAGCCTAAACCTGCCCTTACCCGCCAACGCCAGCGAAGCCGTTGCCCAAGCGGCGACCAAGGCGCGCAGCATTGCGGGGATTTATCAACAAGAGATTGTGGGCGATTTATTGAACAGCTTGCGCCAAAGCGCGGCGGAGGGCACACCCTTTGCCACATGGCGCAAAAATATGCTGACGATGCTGCGCGAGCGCGGGCTGGCTTTGGACAAAGCGGGCGATATGGTGCAACAAGGCACAGGCGAAGTGGTGGGCACGGGCTTAACGCGCCATCGTTTGCAAACCATTTTTCAAACCCAAATGACCAACGCACGCATGGCAAGCCTTTGGCAAAAGCTGCAAGAGAACAAAGATGCCCGACCCTATTTGCAATACAGCGCCATTAACGATGCGCGCACGCGCCCCGCGCATCGGGCGTTGGATAATGTGGTGTATCCGATTGACGACCCCTTTTGGGATTATTTTTACCCACCCAACGGCTTTCGCTGCCGCTGCTATGTAGTGGCGTTAGCACCACGCGATGTGGCGCGCTCGGGGTTGACTGTATCCCACAGCCAGCCCGAGCAGTTTAGCGAAATCACCATCACTAACCGCAAGGGGCAAAGCCACACGCGCACGCGCATCACGCTGGATGATGGCAGGAGCTTCACACCCGACAGGGGCTTTGACCACAATGTGGGCAAAAGCCATTTGGCGCAGCTTGGGCAGTTGCAGATGGAGCGGGCGGTGGATTTGCCGCCGCGGCTGGCGAGCATGGCGGTGGAGGAGGCGTTGAAAGATGAGCGGTTGAGAAAGGCGGTGTCAGACTATTTGACACAAGCCTATCAAATATTGCGAACCCAAAATCGCCCTACCAATCAGCCTATTTTTGTGGGTGCGTTGCCTTTGACCATACTGGATGCGATGGCGGCGGCTAATTTAAGGCAGCCTGAAAACGCGCTTATCGCTTCATCCGATAGTTTATTGCGCCATGCGCTGCGGGATGTGAAAGCGGGCGTAGGTAAAACGCTGCCCGAAGATTTTTGGGCAAACATTGCCGACCATTTGCGCGAGCCCGAAGCCGTTTACTATGATGAAAAAGGTGCGCTGTTGTATTTTTACTCCGACCCAAATGATAAAAATAAACTGTACAAAGTAGTTTTAACATTGGATTACGATGGGTTTAAGCGCAGCAAAAATCCAAACAATGGGCAACGAGAAAATTTAATATTAAATGCTTTGGATACAGGGACAAAGATAGATAGGTCGGGAATGCAATGGGGAAGTTATACCCATATTAGCGGTAAGAAATTTTAAATGAAAAAGCCCGAATTAATCGGGCTTTAAAGTAAGCAGTGGTGGGACTTGAACCCACATCATAGCCCTGCCATAGCAACGCTAACCTTTTGCCGCAACCGCGCGATGCGCGGCTCGCTCTGACCTTACGGTTGAGCATAGGAAACTCCTGCTTACGCTACAAGGGGCGTTGGGACTCGAACCCACATAATACTAACGCAAGCTGTTGCGCCGTAACCGTTACCATTTGGAAACTACCCCTTGCTGTTGGCATTTTAACCCCATTTAAACCCATGAAACAAGATGATTGAAATCCAAATAGATAACCTTTTTATGGTGCAAAACCAAATAGAACGCTTGTCGCGCGGCATGAGCGACAACCGCTATTTGCTGATGCGGCGGCTGGCGGGTACGATGCGCTATGCGGTGGCGCAGAATTTTAAACAAGGCGGCCGCCCCGAATGGCTGGCATTGAAGTATCGCAGCGGCATTCCGCTGAACGACACGGGCGCGCTGCGGCAAAGCATAGACGAGCTGTCGGATAACGACACCGCGCTGGTGGGCACGAATATGGTTTACGCTGCTATCCACCAATTTGGCGGCTGGGCGGGGCGTAATCGCAAAGTCTATATCCCTGCGCGTCCGTTTTTGCAATTAACCAACGAGGACAAGCAGGATTTGATGGATGATGTGCAGGATTATTTTGCCAGCTTAATCAGCTAAAACTGAATAACCCCAAAAACGCGCGTTTGGCGCGTTTTTTTTGCGCGGGTGCTATCTATCCCTATCCTTATTCTCTTATCGCGTTTCTCGCGCGTTTTAAACGCCTTTTAAACACTATTGCTGCGCCATTATCTAAGGCAGCCTGAAAAATAGCTTTCAGGCTGCCTTTTTTGCGCGGCGCAATCAGGCAAAACGGGGGCGCAGCCGTGCCACTCTTTGTCTTGTTTTGATGCGCTCATAATGCCGCCATCCCATAAAGGACAACCCATGAAACGCAAAAATCAGCATTTGGCGTTAGCCGCTTGCAGCTTTGAGGTGTTGGGGCAAATGGGCAAGCGCATCCAGCTTTTGCCTTATGGCGAGTTTCGCGCGATTGACGGACGACCGACCGATGCGCCCGCTTGGTTTTTAACCGAGGAGAACGGGCACGATGTGGCGGCATTAGCCAATCAAGCGCGCACGCAGTTGGTGGTGGATTACGAACACCAAACCTTGCACAAGGAAACCAACGGGCAACCTGCGCCAGCGGCGGGCTGGATGACGTGGCTGGAGTTTACCCCACGCGGCTTGTTTGCCGAGGTGGACTGGACCGACAACGCCCAACGCCTGATTGCCAACCGCGAATATCGCTACATTTCGGCGGTGTTTGCTTATGACACGCAAGGCTATGTGCGCAAACTTTTGCACGCCGCTTTAACCAATTATCCCGCTTTGGACGGCATGGACGAGGTGCTCGCCGCCGCCAGCGCGCAATTTTTACCCCCAATGGAGATGCAAAACCCCATGAATACCTTATTGCAACAGCTTTTTGGCTTGCCAAACGCAAACGAAGACCAATTGAAAGACGCTTTAACTGCGCTTTTGGCAGCCAAACCCCAAACCGTCGCCCTGAGCGCGCAAACGTTTCAAGACCTTGCCAGCAAGGATGAAAAGATTGCAGCGTTATCAGCGCAAGTGGCGCAGGCGCAAAACACGCCTGCCAACACGCCCGACCTAACCCAATATGCGCCGGTGAGCGTGGTGCAGGAATTGCAAAGCCAGATTGCGGCATTGACCGCCCAGCGCGATGCCGACAAGGGCGCGGAGCTGATTACCGCTGCGCTGGCGGCGGGCAAATTGCTGCCTGCGCAAAAAGAATGGGCAGAGGGTTGCTTGAAACAGCCTAATGGCTTGGCGTTTTTGACTGGCTTTATTGAGCAAGCGCAGCCGATTGCCGCGCTGGCAGGCAACACGCAAACGCAAGCAGCGGGCGCGGGCGAAGCGCACAAAATCGCCGCTTTAACGGCGGAGCAAAAAGCCGCCGCCAAGATGCTGGGCATGAGCGAAGCCGATTTTGCCCAAACGATTCACGGTGCAAACGGCGATAAGGCAGCCTGAAAATAAAGCAGCCTGAAAACAATAAGCAATTTTTAACCTTTAACACAAGGAAATCCACATGGATAAAGCCGCGATTTTAACCGCGCTGACCGCGCAGTTTCGCAAAGAGTTTCAAAATGGTTTGGCGAGCGTAGAGCCCAGTTTTTCTGCCATTGCCATGACCATCCCCAGCAGCACCGCCACCAACACTTATGCGTGGCTGGGCAAATTCCCGAAAATGCGCGAATGGGTGGGCAGCCGCCAAATCGGCAAGATGGCGAAACAGGCGATGAGCTTGGAAAACAAGAAATTTGAAGCCACGGTGGGCGTGGAGCGCACCGATATCGAAGACGACCAAGTGGGCATGTATCGCCCGATGATGCAGGCGATGGGCGAATCGGCTGCCACGCTGGCTGATGATTTGGTGTGGGGCTTGTTGCCCAAGGGCAAAACCACGCTGTGCTACGACGGGCAGAACTTTTTTGATTCCGACCACCCTGTGTTTGCCAACAACGATGGCACGGGGGCAAACACCCCCACCAGCAACATCACCACGGGCACAGACAACGATGCGCCGACTTGGTATGTGGTGGATGACACCAAAACCTTGAAGCCTTTGATTTTCCAAGAGCGCACCGCGCCCGAGTTTGAAACTAAGTTTGACCCATCCAAATCCGACAAGGTGTTTATGGAGGATGTGTATTTATACGGCAGCCGCCGCCGTTGCAATGCGGGCTTTGGCTTGTGGCAACTGGCGCACATGGCGGAAAAAACCGCGCTTAACCGCGCCAATTTGGCAAAAATCATCGCGCAGATGATGACGATTAAGGCAGACGGCGGTTATGTGCTGAACGTGAAGCCCAGCCTGCTGGTTGTGCCGCCGCAATTGGAAGACGCTGCGCGCGAATTGTTGGAAGCCGACAAAATCAACGGCACCACCAACACGTTTAAAGGGCGTTTAAAGCTGCATGTGAGCGTGCATTTGGCGTGATGGCGCAGGCAGCCTGAAAACCGAGCGGGGAAGCGGCAGCCGCCGCGCCCCTAAACCATAAGGAAAAAGCTATGGCAAAAAACACACCCCAAACCCCAACGCAGCCTGAAAACGAAGCGGATAAGGTTGAGCAAAGCGCAACTACCCCTGAGCAGGAAGCGCAGGCTGCCTTGCAAGCGGAAAACGCCGCCTTGCAGGCAGAAATCACCGCGCTGCGCGAAGCAAACGCTGCCTTAACAACCGAGCGCGATGCGGCGCAAGCTGCGCTATTGGCGGCGCAACAAGCAGCCGCCCAAGCAACCGCAACGCAGCCCGAAAACCCCGATGCCGACCCACGCCAAGCCATTTTGGCGTGCAGCGCGGACGGCGTGGAATTCTGGCGCGGCGGCGTGTTGTTTAACCACGAATGGCAGCGCATTGAGCGCGCCGCGGTGGGCGAAGAGGCTTGGCAGCGCATTGTGAACGAGCCGCGCTTGCGCATTAAAGCGGCGGATGAGCATGGCGCATAACCCTGTTTATGCCGATATGGGCGACATGATTGTGCGCTTTGGCGAGTTGGAGGTGTTGCAGATTGCCGACCGCGATGCCGATGGCGAGATTGATGCGGATGTGGTGGCGGTTGCCCTTGCTGATGCCAGCGCGGAAATTGATGCGTATTTGGGGCGGTTTAAACAGCCGTTTACCGAAACGCCGCCGATTTTGCGCCGCTTGGCGTGCGACATCGCCCGCTATCGTTTAACCGCCACATCGGGCGTGTTGATTACCGACGAAATCCGCAACCGCTACAAAATTGACGTGTTGGAGCTGCTTAAAGCCTTAGCGCGTGGCGATGTGCAATTGGGGCTGGACAGCGCGGGCGCGCAGGTGGCGACATCGGATAGCGGCGTGGTGTTTGCTAACAACAAAAACCGAATCTTTGCACGGGATGCCACATGATAACCACCCAAATTGAGCAAGCCATTTGCCTGCGGCTGCAACGCGGCTTGGGGCGCATGGTGCGCACAGTGAAAAGCTACAACGGCGAGGCGGACGACCTTGCTGCGCAAATCAAAACCCTGCCTGCGGTGTGGGTTACTTATGGCGGCAGCAGGGTGGAAACCATCAGCGGCGGCAGCCGTTATCAAGACACCGCCACCTTTGCCGTGATGTGCGCCACGCGCAGCTTGCGCAATGAAGTGGCGCAGCGGCAAGGCGGCGTGGTGATGCAAGAGATTGGCAGCAATGATTTGATTGATGCGGTGCGCCGCCTGCTGGATGGGCAACGGCTGGGGCTGCCTGCTGCCGATAGCAGAGGGCTGACCCCCAAAGCCATCCGCGCCATTGCCAACCACACGCTGGTGCAGCAGGCGGCGGTGAGCGTATATGCGCTGGAATATACCCTGCGCTTGAACCGCTGCGCTTTGGAAAACGACCGTTTCCCCGAGCCGCAAAGCGACAGCACGCATCCTGATTATGTGTTTACCCGCTATCAGGGCGAGACGAGCGCGCCTTATCCGCCGTTTGAATATTTGGATGGCTTGATTTTTGACCCCCAAGCCGAAAACGCCAAAATCCCGCTGACGGCGCAATTTTGGCAAGACTGACCGTTTACCTTGAAGGAAACCGCATGAATAAAATCATGGTAGTAGCAGAAGTGGGCTTGCGTGTGCCGCTGGCGCATAACCCGCATGAATATATTGAGCAAACGCCTGTGGAAGTGGATGGCGATGATGTGTATTACCGCCGCGCCGTTGCCGATGGCGATTTGCTGATTTTGAGCAACGATGCGCCGAGCGCTGCCGAGCAGTCCAATCAGCAGCCTGAAAACGGGCTTGCAGGTTTGGGCGAAAGCCAAAACGCGAAGAAAGGCAAATAACCATGGCAGAACACATTAGCTTTGACACCATCCCCGGCAGCATCCGCGTGCCTGGGCAGTATATTGAATTTAACACGCGCAATGCGGTGCAAGGTTTGCCGCAAAACCCGCAATCGGTGCTATTGCTGGCGCCGATGTTGGCAAGCGGCACGCACGAGCCTTTAACCCCTGTGCAATTGTTTAGCGATGCGCAGGCGGGCGATTTGTTTGGGCGCGGCTCGTGGGCGCAATTGATGGTGCGCCAAGCGTTTAAAAACAACGCTTATTTGGATTTAACCGTGATCGGCTTGCCCGACCACAGCGCGGGCGTAGCCGCCACAGGCAGCCTGAAAATAGACGGCACGGCGCAAACTGCCGCCAGCATCAGCATCACCATCGGCGGCGTGGCGGTTGCGGTGGTGGTGTCTGCCAACCAAAGCGCGGCAGAGGCGGTGGAAAAACTGGCGGCGGCGGTGAATGCTGCTGCCCTGCCTGTATCGGCAACTGCCGAGCAAGGCAGCCTGAAATTAACCGCGCGCAGCAAAGGCGCAATCGGCAACGAAATCAGCCTTGCCTGCGATATGGGCACAAGCGGCTTTACCGGCAGCATTACGGCTATGACAAATGGCGCACAAAATGCCGATATTGCTGCCGCGCTGGATAAGGTAGCGGGCAAGCATTACCACATTATCGTGTCGCCGTTTAGCGATGCGGCGAACGCCAAGGCGTTGAGCCAACACATTACCCAAGTGTCCAACGCCATTGAGCAGCGCGGCTGCATTGGCGTGATTGCCCAGCGCGGCACCATGCCGCAGGGCGCAAGCCTAACCGCCCAGCTAAACGATGGGCGCATCACCTGCGCTTGGTATAAGGGCGCAGCCGAGGCGTGCGGCATCATTGCAGCGGGCTATGCGGCGGTGTTGGCGTTTGAGGAAGACCCCGCCCGCCCCTTGAACACGCTGGAAATCAAAGGGTTGAACATCACGCCTGATGCGCAATGGCCGCTGTTTAACGAATGCAACAACGCGCTGTATAACGGCTTAACACCGCTGACGGTGGTGGCAGGCAAGGTGCAGATTATGCGGGCGGTATCTACCTACACCAAATCGGCGGCAAATGTGGACGACCCTGCGCTGTTGGACATCACCACCATCCGCACGCTGGATTACACGCGCCGCGCGATTAAAGAGCGCATCGCCTTGCGCTTTCCGCGCGACAAGTTGAGCGACCGTTTGCTGCCCAAGGTAAAAAGCGAGATTTTGGATGTGCTGTTAAAGCTGGAACAAGCCGAGATTATTGAAAACGCCGAAGCAAACAAGGGCAAGCTGGTGGTGAGCCGTAGCTTGCAAGATGCCAACCGCGTGAATGCTGCCATCCCTGCCGATGTGGTGAACGGCTTGCATGTATTCGCAGGGCGGATTGATTTAATCCTATAAGGCAGCCTGAAAACCGCTTGATATACCCAAACAGGGCGCGGCAAGACCAACGCGCCCCATCATCAACACCCAATACAAGGACAACACCATGAGCGATGCCACCTATGCCGGCGCGATTATTATGGAAGTGAACGGGCGCGATGTGGAAATCATCAGCCTGAAACCGCAAACCACCACAGGGCGCAAGCCCGTGAAAACCATGAACCGCCAAGGGCGCGTGATGGGCTATGCCGACGGTATCACCGAGCATAAATTGAGCGCGACCGCCGCCATTCCGATTGACGGCACAGAGATTGATTGGGGCAACATCACCCGCGCCAAAATCACCATTTATCCCATCAACAAGGAAGACAAGCGCGTGTCGTATTTGGATTGTTTCAGCACCGAAATTAGCGAGCAATACGAAGCCGATAACGAAGCGCGCATTGATATTGAGCTGATTGCTTTGCATAAAATTGAAGAGTGAGGATAGCCATGCAACATCAATTTACCCTGCAATATGGCTTGGGATACAACGGCGAGACCCATTTTCAGGCTGCCTTAAAGCCGCTGACCATAGGCGGCGAGTTAAACGCGATGGATGCGATTGATAACCTGCCCGCGCTGCCCGAAAACCCGAGCGAAGCGCAGCAATCGCGCCGCGCGGTGCAAGAGACGCTGATTTATTGGGCGCAGCAATTATCCATTGACGGCATCCCGCAAGACATCATCACCGCCGATTATCTGCTCAACCATTTGAGCGGCGCGGATTACAGCCTGCTGGTGGACGAAATGGAAACCCTGCGCTCAAAATCCACCGCCGCTACGGAAGCCCCCGCGCCCCCCGCAGCGGCAGCCTGAACACCCCGCGCAGCAGCCAAACCGCCCATCAGCAATACCGCCAAGCGGTGATTATGCTGGCACGCGCGGGGCTGGGCGCGGCGGACGTGCGCGCCATGTGCCATGCCGAGCTGACGGCATGGCTGCAAGACTTGCTTGCCAGCATGGGCATTCACAGCCCCACAGGCAGCGAAGTGATTGTGTCGCGGCGGCTGCCGAAACCTAGCGCGTAAGCCTTTGGGCGCACGGGGCGAAGCCTTTACCATCTATCCCTATCTAGCCTTTAAACGATAATTAACCATGAGTTAATTTAAGTTTAAAGGCTATTTTTTATGGCAAATGGCAATATGAATTTGTCGTTGACCCTATCGGCGCGCGATGGCGGGGCAAGACGCTTATTGCAACAAACACAAGAGGAATTGGCGCGGCTTAACAGGGCGCAAGCTGCCCGCAATCGCGCCAATCGCCCTTATGAAATCGCAGGCGTGCGCGCCGAGCGCGAGATTCGCCGTGAAATCGCCCAAACCCAAGCCGCCTATAACCGCCTTGCCCGCAGCGGACGGGCATCACACAACGATTTAGCCCGCGCGGCAACGGCTACGCGCAACCGCATCCGCGAACTGAATGATGAGCTGCGGCAGGGCGCGGGCGGCTGGCGCAGCCGAATGGGGGCAATCGGGCGCGGTGCGGCAACGGTGGCGGCGGGCAGCGCGGCAGCTTATGCGGCGGTGCGCCCCGAAGTGGAGCGCTATAAGGCTTTGGATATGCGCCTGCGCGAGGTTACTTGGGCGGCGCATGGCGAAACGCGCGGCGCGGATACGGCTTGGCTGCAACGCGAGGGCATGGCGCAAACCAAAGCCCTTGCGCTGTCATTGGTGCAGCAAAACGGTGGCAGCAGCGATTTGGCATTGGATACGCTATCGGGGATGCTGGCTAACGGCATGAGCTGGGCGGATGTGCAAAAAAACGCAGCGGCAACGCACGCGATGGCACGCGCGGCAGGCGAAAACGGGCAATACGATGGCGCAGCCGCCGCCAAGCTGGCGAAAACCTTTGCTGATAACGGGCTGGATGTGGCGAAGGCATCGCAAATGGCGGCGCAATCGGGCATGCAGGGCACGTTTGAGATTGCCAACATGGTGCGCGATTTGCCCGCGCTGCTGCCCGATGCCAAGGCGGCGGGTTTTGGCGGCGAAGCGGGCTTGGCGTATCTGCTCTCCGCCCTGCAATCCGCATCCAACAAGGCGGGCAGCCCCGACGAGGCGGCGAACAATGTTAAAAACGTGTTGCAAAAAGCCTTATCCGCCGACACCACCAAACGCATGGACAAGCTGCTCAAAACGTCGGGCAGCAAGGCGGATTGGCAAAAGATGGTGTTGGAAGGGCAAAAGCAGGGCAAAAACGCGGTGCAGGTGTTGGCGGATTTTGCCCAAACGCTGTTGAGCAAGGACAAGGGCTTTCAGGCTGTCAAAGCGCGGGCGGATAAGGGCGACGAGCTGGCGCAGCAGCAAATGGCGACCATGCAGGCGTTTATGGTGAGCAAACTGATGCCTGATATGCAGGCGCGGGCGGGCTTGAATGCGATGATGGATGCCGAGCAGATGCGCCAGTATTTTGACGGCTTGATGGGCAACAAAACCGATGTGATCGGCGGCAAAAACCAGTTTATGGCGTTGGGCGAGGCGGCAAAACAGGAAAAGGCGCAGGCGGAAAAGGAATTGAGCCTGCAAAGTTCGCAGTTTTTCGCCACCGTTGCCGAGGGCGAAACCAAGCTGGCGCAATTGACGGCGCAGTTTCCTGTTGCCACCGAGGCGTTAAAGGCATTGGCAGCGGCAGCGAGCGCGGCGGCATTGGCGCAAGGGGCAATGGCAATGCTGGGGCGTGGCGGCGGCGCAGGTGGGGCGATGGGACGCATGGGCGGCTGGCTACGCGGGGCGGCGGCAAGCGTGGGTGGTTGGTTTGCCGCGCGTGGGGCGCAGGCTTCGGTGGCAGCAACACGCGCAGGGCAGGCAATCGGCGGCGTGGTGCGCGGCGCGGGCAGTTGGCTGGGCAATGCGGGCAAGGGCTTGGCGGGGGCGGTGGCGGGCAATCCGACCACGCTGGGCAAATGGGGCGCAGCAGGCTTGCTGCTGCATTCAGGCAGCCTGAACGCGGGCGAAAGCGAGCTGTTAGCACGGGCACAGGCGCAGCGAGGCAAGCAGCCTAATGTGATCCGCTTTGGGCAGCCGAATAACGCTGCTGCCGCGCGCGCCGAATCTGCGGAAAAACTTGCGCCGGTAATTAGCCAGCAAACGGCGGCATATCAAACCGCCACGCAGGCGCAAACGGCGAGCTTTCAGGCTGCCTTGGCGGCGGATACGGCGACGGTGGGCGGCAAGCTGGATGCGATTAACGGCACGCTGGGCGGGCTGAACCAAACCATTCAAAACAATGTGCATGTGCAGCTGGATGGGCGCGTGATTGCGGAAAACGTGTCGCGCCATCAAGTGAATATGTTTAACCGAGGAGCGGGACAATGAGTATGTGGCATACGGTGTTGCAAGATGCGTCGTTTCGGGATGTGCACTTTGATGTGGTGGCATTGGATGAGCAAGACGGCAAGGCGTTGGTGGAACACGCGCGCCCGTTTACCGATGGCGTGTGGCTGGAAGACATGGGCAGCACGGGGCGGCAGGTGCAAGTGGAAGCGGTGTTTTGGGGCAAGGGCTACCATAGCCGCTTGAATGCGCTGGTGGAGGCGTTGATGGAACGCGGCGCGGGGGTGTTGGTGCATCCTGTGTGGGGGCGGCTGCAAAACATGATGGCAGCGAGCTGGCACTTTCACCACGACGCAGACAATGTGGACTATGCCACGTTGAGCATCACGTTTCGCGAAAGCGGCGAGCCGCAAAAGATTTTTGTGTTTGAAAACGCCTTTTTGATGGCGATTGAACGACTAATCGCGCGGATTGACACTTATCGCGCGGCATTGGATGGCTGGATTGATGCGCTCACCATGGCAAAACAAAGCGTCGGCGCGCTAATCGGCAGCACGTTTGGCTTTGCCGGCGCGGCAAGGGGCGCGTGGGCGGCGTTGCGCGATTTGTTTGATGTGGGGAGTTTGGGATTAGGCGGGCACGAGGGCGGCGGCGCGGGCGATGGCGCAGGCAGTAAAAGGCTGTGGCGCGATATGCGCAATATGGTGCAGGCGGGCTTGTTTCAGGCTGCCGCGATTGGCGCAGATGGCGCGGTGCACACGGCGGATGTGCGCAGCGCGAAAAGCCGTTTTGATGCGCTGCTGCGCGCGGCGGATGCGGTGGCGACGGTGGAGCAGCGCATGGCAGTGGCTGCAAACAGCAACACACGCCGTGGCAGCGATTGGGCAGAGCGGGCGCAGGTGGGGCAAGTGTTGCGCTTGATGGCGTTGGACACGATGTTTCAGGCTGCCTTGTTGCTGCTGGAACACGATGGCGAGCGCATGACCGCGCCCGATGTGTGGCACATCAACCGCGCGGTGCGGCAGCGCACGGCGGCGGAAATTGCCCGCTTGCGCACCACGCTGGCGGCGATGCCCGACAAGACACAGGCTTATGATGCGGTGTATGCCGTGGTGGAAACGCTGCGTGATGCGGCGGCGCATTTAAACCTGCTGGCGATTGCCGTGCTGAACCAAAAACCGCCGTTGATTGCGCGCCCTGCGCCGTTAAGCGGTACGGTGCATCAATTGGCGTTTGCTTGGTATGGCGAGATTAATCGCGCGGATGAGCTGATACGGCTTAATCCGCAGCTGCGCCATCCTTGCTTTATCCAAACAGGAGAAATCATGAATGGCTACGCCCAATAATTTGTATGACAACCAAATTGTGCTGCGCATTGGCGGCATGGAGCATCGCACATGGCAAAGCTACGATATTGACAGCGATTTTTTGATTCCTGCCGATGGCTTTGATTTTGAGCTGGGCGTGGCGGCAACACAGGGGCAAATCCCCGATTTAACAGGGCAACGCTGCGAAGTGGTGATTAACGGCGAAACGGTGCTCACAGGCATTATCGGCAACCAGCGCGATGAGAAAGACAAGGGCAGCCGCTCGCTGCGCTTAACAGGGCGCGATTTGGCTTGCTTGCTGGTGGATTGTTCTGCGCCGCAAGTGAATGTAAAAGGCATGACGGTGCTGGCGGCGGTGCAAAAGCTGGTTGCGCCGTGGAGGCAATATCTGCCCCGCGTGGTATTGAAAGCGGAAAACAACCCCACGCTGGATAAGGTGGATATTGAGCCGAGCGAAAGCGCGTGGCAGGCGTTGAGCCATGTGGCGAACTCGGTGGGCTTGCATGTATGGCTGGAAGCGGATGGCACGCTGGCGGTGGGCGGGGCGGATTATTCGTCTGAACCTGTGGCAACCTTGTGTTGGAGCAGAAACGATAACCGCCGCAATGTGGAGCGCATCAATATTGAGCGCGATGTGGACAATCGCTTTTCGGAAGTAACCTTTTTGGCGCAATCGCACGGCAGAAGCGGCAATGCGGCGAAGCATGATTTGAAATGGGTGTGGCAAGACCCGTCTATGCCTTTACACAAGCCGAAAACGGTGGTGGTGGCGGATGCGGATAATTTGGAAGCCTTGAAACGGCAGGCGAAAAAACAGCTTTCAGATTGGAAGCTGGAAGGCTTGACGATTACGGTTACCGTGGGCGACCACAAAACGGTGGCGGGCGTGTTGTGGGCGGCGGGGCAGCGCGTGCATTTGATTGACGAGGAAGAAGGCATTGATGCGATTTTCTTTGTGATGGGGCGGCGTTTGATGTTGAGCCGCATGGGTGGCACGCAAACGGAGCTGCGGCTAAAAGAAGATGGCGTGTGGACACCCGATGCCTATGCGAAAAAAGCGGAGCGGGCGCGCAAACGCAAGGGCAAGCGCAAAACGGCGCGGGGCAAGGATAAGGGCGAGGAGTTGAAAAGCAGATGAGTTTGGCAAAATTGGCAAAGCGAACCGCGCAGGTGGCGCGGGGCGTGCAAGATGGGATTCGGCAGGCATTTCGCGGCAAGGTGGCGGCAACGCAATCGGGCGAGCCGATTCAGCGCGTGCAGGTGCAGGGTTTAGCCGATGAAACACTGCAAGATGTGGAGCAATTGCAGCAATTTGGCTTTACCAGCCATGCGCCTACTGGCAGCGAGATGATTGTGTTGCCTTTGGGCGGCGATACCACGCATGGCATTGTGATTGCCAGCGAGCATGGCAGTTTTCGGGTGAAAAATTTGCAAGGCGGCGAGGTGGCGGTGTATGACCAATCGGGCAGCAGCATTGTGTTGAAGCAGGGGCGGTTGATTGAGATGGACTGCGATAATTTGGTGATTCGCGCCAGCCAAAAGGTGCGGATTGATAGCCCGCTGGTGGAGGCAAGTGCGCAGGTGTTAGCAAAAGGGCAAATCACAGGGCAAAACGGTTTAGCCATTTCGGGCGGCGAAGGCGGCGATGCGGTGCGCATCGAGGGCAGCCTGAAAACCACGGGCGATGTGGTGGCGGGGGATATATCGGTGCAGCAACACACGCATCCGGGCGACAGCGGTGGCACAACGGGAGCGGCGCAATAGCGCATGGATGGAAACAAGCAGAGGCAGCCTGAAACGGTTTATTCGTTTTGGCTGCCTTTTTTTGGGGCGAAGCGGTGCGCCTGCCTGCCCTGCTTTGCTGCGTCGTATGATGCCAGTATGGATAAAGAATTGAACCCTTTAACCGGCGATTACACGGGGCGCGCCGTTAAAAACCTGCAAAACGCGGTGTATATCCGCTTGCGCACGCCGCTGGGCACATGGTGGGCGGATAAAAGCATTGGCTCGCTGTTGCACCTTTTGCAGCGAGAAAAAGATGTGGCGCGGGTGGGGTTGCTGGCAGAGCAGTATGCAATGGAAGCCTTGCAGCCGATTGTGGACGATGGGCGAGCGCGGCAAATCAGCGTATCCGCCACGCAGCCGCACAATGGCTGGTTGCTGCTGCGCATCCGCGTGGAGACGGCACAAGGCGGCTTTGATTATAACCACCGTGTGCCGATTGTGTAGGGCAGCCTGAAAACGCCTGTTTAACCGTTTTTAAAAAGATTTTAAACCCATGTTTACACCCCCTGATTTTGACACCATTCGCGCGGCGATTTTGCGCGACACGCAATCGCTGATACCCGATGCCGACATCAGCGCCGATAGCGACCATTATGTGCACGCTTCGCGCTTGGCTTCTTGCGCGGCGGGGCAATACGCGCATCAAACGTGGATAACGCGGCAAATCTTCCCCGACACGGCAGACACCGATTATTTGGAGCGACACGCGGTATTGCGCGGGATTACGCGCCGTGCGGCAACCCGCGCAGGCGGCACGGCAACACTGGCGGGCACAGCGGGCGCGGTATTGGCAGCGGGGGTGCAGATTAAGCTGGGCAACCGTTTTTACGCCACCACCGCCGAGGCGACTATTGGCAGCGATTTAAGCGCGCGTGTGCCGATTGCGGCGGCAGAGGCGGGCGAGCAGGGCAATTGCGACACCACCGCAGGGCAATTGATGGCAGCCAGCGCGGGCATCAGCAGCGATGTGATGCTATCGGCGACAGGCGGCACGGATGTGGAAAACGATGCTTCGCTGTTGTCGCGCTTGTTGGAGCGCATCCGCCGTCCGCCCGCAGGTGGTAATCGGCACGATTATAAAAACTGGGCGTTAAGTGTGGATGGCGTATCCAGCGCCTATGTTTACCCGCTGCGGCGCGGCTTGGGCACGGTGGATGTGGCGATTACATCAGCCAATCAATTGCCCAGCGCGGAAACCTTGGCGGCGGTGCAAAACTATATTGATGCGGTGCGCCCTGTTACCGCCAAAAATGTGCGCGTGCTTGCGCCTGATATTACGCGGGTGGATGTGCGCGTGCGGGTTAAGCTAGCTGGCGCGGATTGGGCGGCGGCGCAGCGCGAAATTCAGGCTGCCTTGGACGCTTATTTTGACGCGCTGATACCCGCCGACGACGTGGTGGTGTCGCAATTGGAAGCGGTAATCAGCAATGCTGCGGGGGTGGTGGATAGGGTGTTGCTGGCACCGCGTGCCAATTTGACCGCCGACACGGTGAACAAGATTGAATGGTTTAAATTGGGCAGCCTGAACATGGAGCGGATGGCATGAATTATCAGGAAGTGTTGCTGGGCTTGCTGCCGCCTGTGTCTTATGCGCGGGGTGGGGCGCGGGTGCGACAGCAGGCGCAGATTGATGCGCAGGTGTTGGATGGGGTGGCACGCAGCGCGGGAGCGGTGGTAGGGGCGTGTTTGCCCGACACATCGGGCGCGTTGCTGGCGGATTGGGAGCGGGTGTTGGGCTTGGAGACAACCAATGCAGGCAAGCCTTATGCGGCGCGGCTATCGGCGGTGTTGCTCAAAATCAACGCGGTAGGCGGGTTGAGCATTCCCTATTTTATCCAGCTGGCGCAAAGCGCGGGCTACACGATTACGATTGACGAGCCGCAGCCGTTTCGCGTGGGCATCAACCGAGCGGGCGAACGGCTTGCTCCCGAAGAGATTATGTGGGTGTGGGTGGTCAATGTGGCGGCGAGCACGCAGACGGTGTGGCGGTTTTGCGCGGGGGCGAGCTGCGCGGGCGAGCGGTTGAGCAGTTTTAGCGACAACGTCATCGAGCGCGTGTTTGAGGATTTAAAGCCCGCGCACAGTTTCGTGCGTTTTACCTATACAGGTTAATTAAATTTTATAAAACAAAGGATTGGATAAGCATGTTAGCAATTGAGACCCAAGACAACGAATTTCATGACGGCAACGGCACGACCGAGTTGGGCACCATTCTGCCCGCTTGGTGGCTCAACCAAGTGCAGGCGGAAATATTGGAGGTGGTGCGCGCGGGCGGCTTGACCCCCGATAAGGCGCAGCGCAACCAAATGCTCAACGCGCTTAAAAAACTGACAAACGATGCCACCAACCCTGCCACGCTGTCGGGCGATACCGAAAACCAAACGGCCAATGGCGCAACAGGGCATACCCATAAAATTGAGCGCGCCACCGACACGCTGGCAGGCGTGGTTAGGCTCATCGACGCGCTCAACAGCAATGATACCACCGCCGCTTTATCCGCCGCGCAGGGCAAGGTGCTTGCCGAGAGCAAGCTGGACGGCAACAGCGGCGGTACTTTATCTACCAA